CTAAAATCGCTCCAACAACTGGAGCAACTTTACCTAGTTTAGGAAGTCTAGACGATGTTTCTATACCTGCATTTTTTAAATTTCTTATCACGTTATCTGAAGCACTGATCATAGGAGCACCTATAGTTCCTTTATTAGTGCTGACACGAAGACCATATTCTTTTAAAGTTTTTTCAATGTTTGCAATTTTATCTGGATCTGCGTTTGGCTTGTTAACATAGTTTGCCACAGATCTTAAAAAACCAGAGTTGACATTGTATGTTGTTATTTGTCTATTTACAGGAAACTGAACATTCTTTTTACCCGTAGCTATATCAGATATATGTTCTATATCTAACAAACCACCTTGTCTGTTTATAGATTCTAGTATTTGTTTTTTAGTTTTGTTTTTAGAAACAATGTTACCGTTCTCTAATTTTAAATTTAATAAATTTATTAATCTTGGATTATTTAAAACTTTATTAGGATTTTTCTTAAAATCATCGTTTAAATTTCTAACTAATAATTCTTGTTGTTTATTAAAATTTTTTTCTGAATCGCTTAATAATTTTGTTCCAGCTTTTTCACCTTCTAATCTTCTTTTCTTTTGAGCTTTAGCTCCAGTTTCAGGGCCAGGAATATTTTGTTTGCCAATTAAATCAGGTCTAAACTGACTTAAAACATTTCTAATTGATTTATTATCTTTACCTAATTCTTTAGCAACAGCGTTGGTGCTTCCAAGCTCCTCTCTTAATTTAATAACTTTTTGAACATAAGGAGAATTTTTAGTTAGTTTAACTCCTCTTGTTTGCAAACGTTCTTGATCTGGTTTACCATATTTTTTTATATATTCTTGAAACACCTTTGACTTACTATCCATGGGTTTTTTATCTGTGCCAAAACCAATTTGCTTACCAATAGATTTTAAATCTAAATTAGTCTCTTTAATTAATTTATCTATTGTTGCTAGTTTCTCGTCTGTAATTTGAAACGGTGTTCCAGATTTAAAACCAACTCTCTCTAAATCCTCTGGCATAATATCTGAACGAGTCAAATACGCCATCATCTCGCTATACTCTTTATTTTTCATTACTCTCCTAATAGACCAGCAAGTCCACCAGATCTAAGTTCATCTACGTCGTCAATAAAATCTTCAGGATCAGGATCTCTAAAGCCACCTCTTCGATCTATATAATCTATCTGTGCTTCTTGAGATTTATTTAATTGATCAGCAGCATCTCTCTTCTGTTTACTTTTCACAATCTCTTTCATCGTAGGGTTTTTACCTGTTGCGTATTGTTTAAGTTTACTTGTGTCAGATGTTAGCTCATCAAGATCTGTAACTAAATTCTCACCATCAAATTCTATATCACCATCCATGTTTACCACACGTGGTTCTGCCTCAACAGCTTCAAACTCTGGTTGTGTTTTTTTACCTTTAGCTTTTCCTTCTTCGATAACTCTACCCGCTCTATATTCAAGCATAACATTTTCTTCAGCCACATTATTAATAGAATCATAATTAACTCTCACATCATCTGTGTCTAAATTTTTAAAAACTGTAATTTTTTCTCCGTCCCCTAAATCAACTTCTTTAACAATCTGTCTTTCTATTTCACCAGCTTGTTTCGTTATGTCTGTTCCTTCATCTAAAACTTTTTCTACAAGTTTAGGAAACCACTCTGGCATTCCTTGTGCAGGGTTTTTAATTATGCTTTCAGCAGTTTTGGTTGCAATTTTAGATTTACCACCTAGTAATCCTAATTTAAGTGCGCCTAATCCTGCGCCTGTCATACCCATTAGTTTTACAAAAGCTCTTCTAGCTAAATCGATACCACCTTTTTTGAAACCAATACGTCCACCAGATGACATGTCTTCTGGATCTCTGTTCCTCTTATCCATTTTTTCTTTAAATCTTTCAATAGCCTCTTTGTTTTCTCTTCTCATTCTAGCCAATGTTTCTTTTTCATTTTCTTGCATAATTAATTTTGGATCTACAGGTTCTTTTGTCTTTGTAGTTTTAGGGGCTTTGCCAAGATTTACATCTTTTGCTTTGCCTTTACCCATTAACATATCCATGATGCCTTCAGGTGACATCTTTGATGTCTTACCTTTTACAGTTACAGGTATAGTACCTTCTGGTTTTGTAGGTCTTGGTTTGAAAGGATCTGTAATTCTCTCTGTTGGAAATGGTATTACTTTTTCTGCGTTCTCTATTTCTTTAGCCATCTTACCCATATTGGTAAGTTCTGAAAAATTGGGCTCACGTCCATATTCTCTTCTAAATCTTTTTAGTAAACCCATTAAAATAAATTTCATTAATAATACCTCTTTGGTGTAGGGTCTTTTTTCTCTTCAACGTAATCTTCAGGGTGCGTGATCAATCCGCCCTGCCTGAAGCGCATGATAGCTTGTGTTGTAGAATCCACAAGGTCGTCGTAATCGCCGTTAGGGAATGCTGCACATTCCTCGATCACCTCTTCTGCAAATTTCTGATCTGGCGCCCATATCATTCCAGATTCAAAAAGAGGCGCTACTGCGTTTACTCTAGCATGCTTATCATTTCCTTTGCTTGGTGTAAAGTTAATAACCGGTATGTCCATTTGCCGAAGCTCGTAGGTCAGAGGCAATCCTGATGCTTTTGCCTCTATAATGACAGACTCTGGCTGCCAATACTTGTATTGCTGTAAAGCTAAACGTCTAAGTTCTGGAAACTCGTACCTGCCTTTTATAGCATCTAATAGTATGAGATTAG